AGGCCCTCAGCAGCCTCTGAGACGACGTGTTCTACCGTAATGCTACCATCGGTACCCCTCGTGCGCTGCTCGCCCTCTGGAGCCTCGCCAGATAGCAAGGTGTCGACTGCCTCACCCACGTTGTCATAGACAAGGACTTCGTCCCAGCTACGGATCTCGATAAGGACATCAAACGTCGGTGGTTGCTTACGCTCGAGCACTGTCTTTTGTGTGCCTCGGCGACGAGCTTCCTCGTCTCCAAGGGTGACACTCTGAATACCACCCACCAAGTCGGAGAGTGTGGGATTGGCCATAAGGTTTTCCAGCAACTGTCCGTGAGCCGTGCCGATAAGTTGAACACCACGTTCGGCAATGGTGCGTGAGGCCAGTGCTTCGAGTTCAGTGCCAATCTCGTCGATGATAATGACCTCGGGCATGTGGTTCTCCACTGCCTCGATCATGACCGCATGCTGTTCGCTTGGGCGCTGCACCTGCATACGGCGAGCACGACCGATGCCAGAGTGAGCAATGTCCCCGTCACCGGCGATTTCGTTCGACGTGTCGACGATAATCACACGCTTCTTCATCTCGTCGGCCAACACACGTGCAGTCTCGCGAAGCATGGTAGTCTTGCCAACACCAGGACGGCCTAGAATAAGCACACTTTTGCCAGATGCCACCAAATCCTCGATCAAGGAGATCGTACCAGTGACGGCTCGGCCAAAGCGGCAAGTGAGGCCCACAACCTTGCCAGAGCGGCTGCGGATTGCAGAGATGCGGTGAAGCATGCGGGGAAGGCCTGCACGGTTGTCTTCGCCAAACTTCAGCATCTTAACCGACTCATCGAGATCCCAATCAGTGACCTCTTGGTCGCCCAAGAGAATTGTCGCGTTTCGATAGCGAGCCTCGGGAACGCGTCCCAAGTCCAGGACAACTTCAAACAAATCATCAATAGACTCGTTACTCGTGTGGAGCTGGTATACAACCCATCGAGGAAGAACACCCAAAAATGCAGGAGTGTCTAAATTACTCATCCACGCTCTCCGAACGCTCGGAAAGCGTTAGAAAGAACCACACACTGAAGGAAACGACAGCAATAAAGATAATGCTTACTGTCAGACTGAGAACTTGTTCCATAATACAACTCCTGATTTTACCAAAAATTTTGGGCGGCCACTTAGTGGCTACTGTATTGTACCATACCTAAGAAAACTCTTCATCAAATCCTTGAGTACAGAGCTTTTTATAGAGGTCAACACACGCCCTCGCCGCAGTAATGCTTTTGACATCTGTGCGGCTAATCAGCAAGTTGTAGTCGTCCAATCGTGTCACGGTGAGCTCGATTGTATACGTGTCGTCGGGATCCTGACCGGGGAAAAAAGCATTCTGAATTGCACCGTCGTGATGCCAGAACACAAGCTCTATTCCGCGCGGAATTGTGCCGAACAGTAGAACGTATCGTTCAAGCTGTGTCGATCCGAAAAACAGAGGTGAGTCAACCGGACTCACCTCTGCCCAGTGAAGAACGTCATCGTTCAAACTGAAGTTCCTCCTGTGAATGCCAGCGGTACCAAACAGCGTATCGATCCTCAGTAAGGCCCATAGCCTGCAGTGCCTGCTTTGACTCGGTACGTACACAGAAACCTGCCTGAGCAATTGCTTGCGCGTTGCAGGTAGCACCGTGGATAGAGCACCCGTCAACTGTATCCTCGCTACCTAGGTCCCACCACAGGAGCACATACTGGTTTTCTCGCGGGCTTTCCAAATCGTGAACAAGTGCTATGGCAACACGCGCATTACCGCGATTCCATACGTGAACTATTCCAGCGAACTGAAACACGGTAACGCTGTTTATGTAGTCCCGTGCCAGTGTAAAAATGTCGTTATTGACCGAATGGTGACAACTCCACGGAAGCCAATCCCCGATACGCACCGCATCCCGAAAGCTTAAATTTGCCGTAGTTGCATTACTCATCATACTCTCCTAATCATTCCACTCAAGCATACGCATAGCTGCCGTGAAGGTGTTTACAAATTCTTTATACTCTTGATGCACTTGTTCAACGTTATCAAACGTTCCAATGTTCAAGAATATCTGCTTTGAGGCCGCATCTGCCATACAAAGCTCGTACTTTCCGTCCGGATGATTGAAAAGAACAAAGCCGAAAGAACAGCTCGCAAAGGGCACCTGTACCCGCACACCCGTTGGAGTATCTCCACCGAAATACATGTCATCCATAACACACCTCACTGTACAAATTCATACGCTTCCAAGTGTACCAGAAGTCGGTTCACTACGTCAATATGATTTTCCGGAGTTGCATACATACTAGCATGCTTGCCGTAGTACCACATCTGCACGTTGTCCTCCCGCTTTTGAAAATCATCCGAGTAGAAACTTCTGTATCTGACGAGTAGAGGAAAGCGATCATACAAGTCAAACCAGTACAGATCCTCGGGCCACGGGTCTGGGAGATTCCGATCAAACTGCATTGCTCAGTCTCCTGCTGAAAATAAACCTAAAACTAAAATACACCCTCTTGACTAGTTTTGTCAAGAGGGTGTTTTACAGGAAGCCTTACTAATTTGTACGATTGTTTATAAATATTAGTCAACTCGTGCAAAGCCGCGTGGTATAATTAAGTAAGTCGTGCGCTCTAAACTAGCGCAGCAAAGGAGAACAGTATGAATAATTATTTAGAAGACGCGATTGTCGTGCCAATTAAGCGTACCTTATTTCCCGTCTCTCCATCCGAATGTACCGGACCTTCATTCTTTGGGCAGATTGGCTGGCGTGGTAAATTCTCTAAACTCGAGCCAGATACTACGAGCCAAGAACCACGTTGGGTAGTTTACTCTATCAAGATTATTCCTTTATGCCTTGAAAGTAGGTTTTGGAACGATCCCGCCAGTCATTTTGTAATGACAGTTAGCGAGGAGAGTAATCCCTTAGGTGCTTGCGTCAAAACTTGGGGGAACAAGGAACAATTACAAAACACACTGTCGGCTAAATTTGGTGATAATTTTCATTTAGTAGTCGAGCTGATTGCTTAAAAAGCAGCCCGGCAAGCTTAAAAACTTGCCGGGCTCATTACTAACCTTTTTGATCAGCCCAGTCTCTTCGCTTATTAGCTACGTAGACGATCCAACCGCTCAGTCCCGAACTTAGTGCCACTAGCGCGTCTTCCACAGCCTCGTACGGTGTCTTTAAAGGTGAAGTGCACTTTATTACAGAATTTGCTTCTTCGTGCTCTTCGCCGACTGTAATAAACCAAAGATAACCGCCTTGAATATGCGGAAGAACCAGGACACCGAGAGGTGTATTAGGTATGCTCTCATAGTAGTAATTACTCATTTCTTTGATTCTTCCTTGTTCTTAACGTATTCGAAAATCTTAGCAACATCGTCGTCTAAGGTAGTTCCGACATACTCTTGAAATGCTCTAAGATCGTGACTGTAGTATTCAGACGAATTAACAAGGCTGTACTGCTCGTCCTGTTCTGCCTTACCTGCGGTATAGTGGAGGTGCTCTACTACGACATTGGGCAGGTACGTCAGATTTTTCAACCTCTGACCAAGAATCATCCAAAAGTTGTCTACATACAGGTGAGTAAGCGTTTTTGGAGTCATATATCCAAGACAACGCACGATGCTGGACGAGAGTACAGCCGAGGTGCATAAATCCGCTCCTTTGATTAAATCGTCACCGTAAGATACGCCAGGACGATCGCCGATTGCGTCACACAGTAGAGTATCCCAATGAGCGGTCAACGGAACATTATCATCACCTAGAAAACCGATGTAATCGCAATCTTCTGCAATCTTCGGAGCCCAATAGTTCAGTTTATCATTCATACTCCAACGTGGAGTAACTAACCAATCGGCCCTCACTCGCTGTTCAGAAAGCTCGGTCAAACTAGGCAGATCTACATTCTGATAGGTAGTTACATCGTCGTCGTCAATAGCGAAATAAAGATGCACGTTATCAGCTGTAGCAACAGCTGCGCGTACGAGTCGTTCAACATTAGAAGCTCTACCGCGCGCAGGCACGATTATAGCAAATTTTTTGTTCATTGCTTACCAATAACGATCTAATTGCTGAGTGTACAGCTCGAGATCGTTTCCTTTCGAGATTTTTTCCCAAAATTCCGAGTCAAACGTATCAATATAGACTTGCCAGATCATAGTATTTCCAGCTATGCTAGAAAAACCAACAGACTTGACAGTGCGTTCAATCATCATTAGTAATTGGTTCAATTCCGTTAACGATCGACCTTGTAAGTTTACCTTTAAGGTTACCAATGTTTTCTGCACCGTCGAACGGCCTGGTGAATTTTTCTTCATGCGGCAGTCCTCCCCACTTTGCAATGTAGTATTCAGTGTTCTTTGAAAAATTATGATGATGCATCATTTTACGCATCAAGTCAAATTTTCCAATAGTAGCGCTTCCTGCATGAAAGTACGAAGTTCCCTCAACATTAGAACTGTCAAGACCAAGCAGCTTCATCCGATGATGATAGTCATTGTCTTCATAATAAGCAGGCCAAAAGTTTTCATCAAACGGACCAACCTGATCGAATAGTGCGATATGCATTCCATAAAAAGAAAACATATTGTACTCGACAAAGCTAACAAATGCCGAGTCTCGCATCGCTCGGATAAACTTCTCAAGTACGCCGGGATACAGGTAAATATCATCATTTGCCACAATAACTGCATCATAGCCGTCTTTCTTAGCCTCCTGAGCAAATACATTCCATGAGTTCGCAACACCAAAATTATTTGTTGCCGCGCCCACTTTCCAATCCTTAAATCGACTTAATTGCTGCATAGCCTCAGGAATCTCACAAGGATCAGAAAACTTCTGACCGTTGTAAGATTGCTCTTGAACCTCGCTGACAAATATATGTACACCGTCTACCAAAGACTCGTCAATACTTGGAAGATGTTTGTCAATCACCCAAGTAAATTGATTTAAAGTTACTAAGCAGTAACGAATCTTCATACTACCTCCATTCGGCTATGCCATCTTGATTAATTTGAATCCACTGTCCCCAACACCCCTGAGACTCTCGCCAGTGTCCCCATCCTTTACCCTCATTCCAAAGGCTTAAGAAAGCCGCATACTGATTCTGAGGAGTGTCTCCGCGAGCGTTAATCCTGCCAGTTTTCCATTTGTAAGTGGAATCGATGAATTGAAAAAGTCCTGATGCAGATGAATTAGGATTTTTCGCATACATGTCGGAACTACCCAGCTCTTTGCTGGCGCTGCTTTCGCAGGCCGTAATAGCGGCGGCTTCGCGCGTAACTTCAAAAGGCTGCCTTGTACATACTCCCTCGTGACACAAGAGGTACCAGAACAATATAATAGTACTCATTTTTGCTTCTTTCGCTCCTTCTTAATTTTTAGCTTCCAAGCCTTTGCTTCTTCTTCAGTAACTTGCTTTGCTGCTGTCCCGTCTGCATTAAAAATAAAAGAACGATCTGAGTAGGTAACCAATAAGGCTTCACTACCTTCCCTGTTTACAGCTATCCAGTACTTCGTAGTTAGCATAGTGACCTCATAGTTAAATTACTTTTTCACTATAGCACACACTTAAGTACAAAACAAGAAGCAAGTTTAGAATCGAACGTTGTAGGCGATACGATCAGACACCACTATGCGCGCTCCTAGATTCTTAAGCTGCTCGAGAAAGGAAAAATCCTCTGAAGAGTGCTGCTCGAACCACGCGTCAAATTGACGAACAAAGCCTACGCGAACGGCAAAAGAAATGCCGACACTACAGTGAACAATGTCATAAAACCCAGGAGCAGGTAAGACTTGATTATTGTGCTGGTCGCTCCAAGTCATGCGGAAGACAATACAATCAGGCTGGTACAGATTTATCTCCTCGGCAAGCCAAGTGACATATTCTGTCTTTACCGTATCGTCGTCATCAACAAATGCTACCCACTCTGTTTCGACATCATTCATTAAATAATTTCGAACAATTCCTGCACCGTTTTTGTCTGTACTTTTAAGTGAGTTACCGAGCTTATCCTCTAAAAGATAGTAGCGGATGCGTTCGTCGTAAACTAAATCCATTTCCGGAAGCACCGAAAAACCATCAAAACCGACAAAAGCTTTCCAGCTTGGATTGGTTTGCGCCTGCAGGGAATGCAGTGTTCTATTAAGCGTTTCCCGTCCAACAGACGGAACTATAAACGTTACAAATGCGTTTTCCATAATTAGCCTCTTGTTGTATACGGTATGTTTATATTATTTTTACCAGGTGCCCACTTATCGTAAAAATGGACATGTGCTTTTTTGTGAATTTCGTCTTTAGTCATCCCAAAAACTTCATTCCACTGCGTCATTACGTCAGTTTGGCCGCCGAGGTGTATATTGTCAAAATTCACAACGTAATTGCTCATGCCCTGATTAATCGACTGCAAGCAGATGTCATTATCGTACATGTGATGTGGAACAGCCTCGTCAAAACGAAGAGAAGTTGCCGTAGCTAGGAAGTATCCATCGAGTACAGTACACTTTTCATAAGCATGTTCAAATTGCTTCTGACCGTGAACTGTCGGATCAAGCCTGCACCTAGAACCTGCAACGGTGGCTGTTCGAACAAGCTGATGCAACTCGTAAGGTGTGCGATATAAGTCATGACGGCCTATACCATAGGCACCGAAAAACCCAACAACCCCAGGATTAATCTCTTCAAACATTGTGGCCAGCTTAATATCCCAGTTTTGCTCAAAGATTCGCGTGTCTGAGTGCATAATGGCCGCAAAAGAAGCGCCTCCCGCATCACGGGCCCAGTCTAGGAAAGCGTTATTAGCCACAGGCACGCCTAGATTAGTTTCTGACCGCATAACTACGTCAATGTTGTTGCATCGTGTCCAATTATCCCGCACAAATTCTGATAACAACTGATCAGAACCGTTGTCAAACAGCATTATCTTTAAATTTTCAGGATCACTGGCGCATTCGGAAATGTTGTACAAGCACTCGAGAAGTACTTGAAATTGGTTGTGTACCGGAATACCGACGTACATAAAAGCTCCTTTAGTTAAAACACACGCGCACACTTGTGAGTGTGCGCGTGTGTTTCCTTAGTTTTATTCTTTGGGGTCTTCGAGAAATACTTCAACTGAGTCTGGATTGTCGGTGTCGGTTATTTCTACAAGCAGTGAATGTTCCGTTTCTGGATCAAGAATGCTTCGAATTGTGCCGACGTCTACCGAATGCACATAGGCAGCTACCTGACTGTTAATCTCTGAGAGTAATGCCGCGTGCGGATTAATGATCGTCTCGAGCTTTAACATTTTAAACGCCGTCCTGTAGAAAACTTGCGTTGTTGTAAATATCACAGTCAGCGCCTGCAGAAACTCGTCAACGTTAAAACTTTCTCGACTGCCTAGTCTAGCCAAAGGTACTACGGCTGCGAACAAGACTGAAATTGCTAAAACTAGACTAAACTTCACCGAAGACGGCCAGTTTACCTGCTTCAGGCCAGACACGGCGACCGGAATAATTAACCCGATTACAATTTGATAAACTACGTCCATTCCACTAGTTTCCATTTTACGGCCCTTCCTTTGTTATTAAGTTCATTTGTTTTGTAAGCTTCTCGACAACTTGTTCAAGATCTTGAATACGATCCAGCATTTTCAGCTTCTCGCTTTCCATTCTCTCAATTTTCTGCTCAAGCTCGAACTGCTTCTGTCTTTCTTTTAGATTAACTTCCAGCAGCTCTTCGTTTCTCTGCCTTAGACTCTCGTTGTCAGATTCTAAAGTCTCGACCCGCTTAATCAGAGAATCTTGGAACTTTGTAGTAGCGTCTTGTTTATTTTTCTTAAAGCCTATCCAAGCTAATAATAAACCAGCAACTGCTCCGTATAAGCCAGCCAGTGTGTCTTCGCTCATACGTCACCTACCACGTCAACCAGAGATTCGTGAACATAGCCAATCCAATTACAATAATACCATAAATTACTGCCATTGTACAAATCTCCTTCAGTTTTTTCGCGAGCTACGACTACTATTAATTTTTCAGGAAGTACCTGCATAATATTATTGCCGAATCTTGGAAAATTTCGTAAATTCGTGTTTACTCTCAATTTTGCTAACTTGTATGACTGATTTAAAGATCGAGACCAGTTTATAAACTGCAAGTCTGTCACGCCTGAAGGATCTATTTTACGACCAATTGGTTTTGCAATTTGGCGATGAGTGGCAAACTCGAGTTGAGGGTAAAGGCGTGCCAGATTGGTTAAACCTGCCCACATGTATCCATTCCAGTAAAGCTCTTTAGGAGAAAAATGTACTTCGACACCGATAGAGTACGTATTACTGTACGCGTCTTTAGTGACATCGCCTGCGTGCCACGCAGTGTACTTACCGGGCTCTAATATTTGATATATTACCCCTGTGCGTGATATAAGATAATGAGCGGAAACGTTTGGAGACTTTACGAGAAATTCCAGCTCTCCGGCAGAGCTGGAATTTGGATTACCGTTAGTAGTATGTACTATAAAAGATTTATACGGCGCTGTCTGTGTTCGGAGGCTGTACCCCGATCCCGGTGGGCACACCAGGTTTTTCTGGTGAGACGGTAGTGTCTGTATTTGATTCATTGGTTGTAACCTCAAAACTGATTTTTCTTGATTCTTCTTCGTAAGTCGATCCGTATAATTGAGAAATAGTATCCTTCGAGATTGCACCAATTTGCTGAGCCTGTATAGCAAACTGAGTAAGAGCGGTCATGTCTTGGAATTGAATAGGGCTAAAATAAGGCTCGGGCCAGTCTGTAAATCCATTACGTACTGCTAAGTCCTCGTAGAGCCATTTGATCCACACGATAATCTTTTCGCGGAGTTCGCTTAACGTGGTCATGGGACCGAGCGTAGCAATACGGCTGTCCGAAGAATTACTTCGTAAGGACTCACCTACCGTAAGAATACGTGGAAATCCCAGAGCTAAGAATATGTCTGAATTTGGCTCAGCATACTTCGACTCACTTAAAAGCGCGTCCAGTGGCGGAAGAATCCAACTTACCTCGACTGTGTGATTTGTAAACAAGTTAAACACTCTGTCACCGGAAGCGGCTGCTTCTGATATAGCTAATTGAGTTGCAGCAATGTCGTCGTCAGTTGCTGGAAATTGATCACTTCCGACTTTTATCTGTCTAAGAAGTTCGATTGACCGCGACACTATTGCCTTGTCCATTAGTTTTAAGTATTCTTTATGCTGCATTGCTGGAAGCGCATTTTGCAAATATGGTAGTGGATAATCATTATACGATGTCAAATCGCAGTAAATTGGGATAGCGTCCTCTAGCGGGAACGTTCGCTGACCGTCTTGAACAGCTTTTACGTATTCAGGATGCTGCTTTAGAAGTTCTCGATAAGCAGCGGTGTCGTCAGTTCCGTCGGTGCGTTTTCCTTTGTTAACTATAAACATTATTTCATCTTGCGGGAGTGCTAAATAGACCGCTCGATCCATACTTGTAGGACGTTTACGCAGTTTGATATTTGCTGCGTTACGTATCCACAGTTGATCCGGTATTTCAACTCTTTTTCTGCCTAATCCCGGATCAAGCTTGTTTAACATCACGGTCTTGTACGTAAATGCCGGAACAACTAAGCCGTTAACGAAGTATTCAGTGGCCATGTGCTTTAGAAAAGGTTGTAATCTTTCAGCGATGGCGTCAAAAAATGCCATGTTAACTTCTTTGTCTTCTTTTTGGTTGCGTAGGCGCGTAATAGCGAGATTAACCATTCTGTTAATTACTGTACGTGCGATTGTGTCTTTCTCGTAAAAGTACCTACAGTACTTTACGATTTCGTGATAGCTGTATGTTTTACTGTTATCAAACGGCCGCGTCAGCGGGTCGTAGTAACCGACGGTGTTTAGATTGTACGTAAATATCGGATTAGGTGTGTAACCAGCTACTGTTTTTGAAAGCGTTTTGTCCATTGTTACCTCTCTGTGTAGTGCGACGAAGCACGGCCAATAGTTATTGGCTTAGCGATGGGGATTGCAGACCGCAAGGCACCTATAAAACAAAGATAACTCGCGTAAATGTGATCATCTGTGCTTTCTCCGTGGCCTCTGGGAGAAACTACATAGTAATGCATGTGACCTGAAGTTCTTTTCTGCCGAGCTACTCGCTCAAGCTGCGACACTCCTTCAGCGTCTATTTCCGAAAATACTAGAAAACCGTTGGAGATATATTTAATCATTTCGTTAGTAGCCCAGGCTTTAAACGACTCCGTAATTTCTACGTTGTTGTCAAAACTGGCGACATTTACCTTCTCGTTAAACTGCACACCTTCCATCCTAGTCGAATAGTCGAAGGAAGCGTACTCTGGGCGAGTTTTTAGACTCTGTAAGATGCCTGCTCCACCACCACCAGCACCAATGTCAATTGATATTTTTGAGACGTTATAAGAACGTGCTAGGTAGTCAATAATTTTTTCCTGCTCGGGATAATCAATTCGCTGTAGTCGGTAGCGTGCAAAACACTTCCAAGAGCCTTCAGAAAAACCCATCAATTGAATGATTGTCGGGTCACTGAACCCAGGGTCAATAGCCAGCAGCAAACTTTCCACATTTTTTAGTTTTATAATCGGAAGCAATTCCGAGAATTGTTTGCCTTTGTCTTTGTCTGCGGCAGTGTACCGATAAGAGTAAAAGTCGATAGGAACTAACTTCATCTGATCTCTGGAAATGACTTGAAACGAGGGAGACCCGTGCTTTCCTAGAACTAGCTGTTGAAAAGTGTCAGAAGATTCTCCGCCAAATTTAATAACAGCGTCGTCCCAATCAGCTTTTGTAAAATAAGGATTGTTGGGGGCGGGTATTCTGTACTTTTTGAATTTTGGCGTTTTCACATCAAGTACGTAAAGAGCGGTATTCCGCATTCCGTTTGGTACTCCAGTATACAGTTCTTGCACACGTGGCTCCCAAGTGTTTAGCGTAGGCTGCATCTGATCAAAGGCCGTCATTGGGAAAAGTTGAAACTCGTCTCCGGTTATCTTAGGAATATGCAGACCGACGAGATTGTTCTCTCCTCGGCTGCCTGCTATACGAGCGTTAAGTCTGTGACGTCGTGCCCCTAATTGAAAGTCTAGCGTACCTTTAGACCTGTTCACGTTATTGTTCAAAAAGTCTTTCAGGAATGGCGAAGTTGTAAACTTGATAATAATTCTATCAAGCAACGGAGTAAGTTGATTTGTGTTTGGAGTAACAAGTAGTTGTTCCGATGTTCTCGGAAATTCAATAGCTGAATTTAAAACTTGATAAGTGAGTAAGTCTTCCAAAATTACTGAATTATGTACGACTATGTTCTCGCTTATGTAGGTTTCGTCTTGGTAAACGTGCACGGAGTAGGTTAACTGCATACCGTGCTGCTGTTTAAAGACAATGGGCTCCCATGTGTACCAGTCCACGGCTGTTTCTTTCTCGTCAACGTTTACAGAAACACCGGGAATTTTAAAACTGGCCCAGAAAACGCGAGCGGCGCTTTTATCAAAAGTTTCGACTACCCATTGAGAGTCGTCGATATCAAAAATATGATGTTCTTCTGCGTGATCAGAAACCTTGTAACATTTAGTCTTAACTCCAAAGTAAAGAAGCAGTTCTTGCCAATCTTGCACGTACTTCCAATTAAAAAGTTTGATCTTCACTGAATCCAGTGCTAAGTCACCGTGCTGACCATAAGCAGCCTCGAGAAAGACTTTTATATTCTCGACTGTCTGTGTCTTAAGCCAGTCTAATTTAAAAACACGGCGATAGTCTTTACCATAAGCGCCAAGTTCAATTTTTAGCTGATTAATGTAGTGGCGGACTCCTCCGGCTTTTGTACGTTCGATGTAGACTTTACCGTCTTTATCTCTTCGGTAGTCAAGAAACAATTTTTGAGAAATATCTCTTAACTCAGCATCTATTTTCTTGTATCTAGGTACAATTGCGCCAGCAGGCTTGAAGTAGACGCTGCCCGTTGCTAGATACCCTAGAATACGTAGTTCTGCCCAGCTCAAAGTGTTATGCACACAGTGATTAGTAGGGAGTTTATTCATTACCGCAACTAGATCGCCGATAACTAAATCACTCATAAGCACAAAGCCACGTGGTGTCATAATCGGATGAACATCGGTTGCTTTTACTTGCTGGCCGCTCTGTGTGGTTATCGAATAGCATTTTTTCCATTTATCCTTGCGGAGAAACGCGCGTCTTTGCGAAAAAGTGCCATTTACGGAATAACCGTATGTGATAAAAGAAGGTAACTTTAAAAGTTGCGATATTGCCTTGTAACCGTTACTTGTAAAAACTCGCGCAGAGGCCGGTTGGCATTTACCAATTGCCCGCCCTCCAGTAATGACGACGTGTTTGCTCTGATCAGTAAGTATTTCTTTCTGATACGGCCTAAATGTAAATTCCTCGTGAGCCCAGTTATTTCGGTTCATGTCCCCGTTATTTGTTGACCGTAGGAACTCGTTCAACCAGACAGGATCTTCGATAATCTCTAAAAAAGCAAAATCAGCTTCGTCAATTTTAGCTTTCAGCATCGACTACATCCTCCTCAGATTCGTCACTAAGGACCAAGTCGTCCTCTATGTCAGATTCCGCATTATCTGCTACTTTACCTTGTTTAACAGAGTAGCGATGCTTTCTACGCCAATTCGCGTCTTTGATATCGAAGAAAATGTCTTTTTCCTCGCGAGTGGCAGTTATTAGCTTATTACACTGGCTGCAATTCACGCGCAAGTCAAAGAAGCTATGGTCTTGCACAATAGAAAACCGAGAAAGGAGAATTTTACAGTCTGGGCAATAAAGCTTAACTAACCGGCGCTCCAAGAAGTCTTGCGCGGTTTGCTTTAAGTTAACTAAGTACTCGGCGATTGACTCAGAGTTGTTCTGATTCCTTGTTTTACGGTCAAGAGCCAAAGCTCTCTCTAATTGAAGATTTCTTTCGATAATATCCTTCAAAGAAGAGGACAGCCGCTGTATCATGTCAATATTGTCTACTGGGTCGTCGTCGGTAAGTTCTTGAAGCTTTCGTTGGACGCTTTCGACAATAATCTGGTTGTTAATCAGCATTTCAAGATTAGCACGGTCATTCGGAGAAGCTAGCGTAGCTAAGTCGTATTTATCCGAATAATCCTTCAAAATCTCATCAAACCTTCGATTCTTTGCCATTTATCCTCCGATTTGCGGCAGATACTGTGCTAAAGTGCACAGTATCTGTCATAAATGTACTTAATTTATTGTCACCGAATCGGACAGGCCCCGCCCTCGCAGTCAGTTCCGAGATCATCGTCAACTTCAACATTTTCGTGCTTTTCAAGCAGTTCGATAATAGAATTACCGGTAACATGAGAAACAGTGGCAAGTCGACTCAAGTACTCCGACTCGTCAATTGCCTCGTAAGGCATTAGTGGATACGCTGTAGTAAACTTTGGCAGGAAAGACACACCGATGTAGTCTTCCCATTTTTTAAGCAGCAGGTCGATAATGGCATCAATCTCTTCGGCACTGAACGTAACGGTAATAGACGTATTGTGATCCGTCCAGTACTTTTGCAAAATAAAGTAGCGATTGAGCTGCTCGACAGCGCTTTCCATTGCCGAAGCTTTCTTGGCAGACGTTTTAATTGGAAATTCGACAACCCAAGTAAGTGCACTTTTGAGAGTCGCTTCTTTATCCGCGTCGCTCATGGCTGCAAAAACTTCAGGCATGCACGAGGTGGCTTCAGGAAAAATTGGATACCCTGACTCGCGCATAGCCTGCGCCAGCGGGTCCTTTGACGAAATACGCACACGTCGGACATACAAAGGCGCGTA